TCAGCTGATCGTCCAGGTGATGACCGTCTTGATGCGCTGCGGAGAGTACGTGATCTCGACAGGCTTCGGGTCTGTCACGCTTCCGAGACTGAATGGGATGTTGCCGCGCGCACACTTGCCTGCCTGCAGCGTTCCGGACGGCAGCCCGTAGTAGGGCTGCTCGGGGTCGTACAGGGTGCTGGCAGTGTGCATGCGGTAGCCACCGTCCAGAGCCAACTCCCAGGGGCTCGATGAGTATTCGTAGCTTGCGTCGCTCGTGTTACAAAGCTCGACATCGGCCGACAGGCGCGGCTCCCCATCCGGAGTATTCTCGGGGACCGCGTATCGCTTTACCGAGTGCACGGTGACGTCACCACCATCAGTATGTGCGGTCTCCCCAACTTTCAAGGTCTGGTCGGTCGAAGCCGGAGTGCTGTCCTGACTTTCCGTCTCTGTCGAACATCCTGCCAGGAGGAGGGTCGCGAGCACGGCACCTCCGGCCGCGATCGCCCCTGCCTTGCGCCATTCCCCCATGCTCATGCCCCTATCGCGTCGTCGGTGAGATCCGGGATCATCCTACCGGTGGCGTCCAGATGCACGGTCAGCAGGTGCGGGGACACCTGCAGGTCGACCGCCCACCGTGCCGCGCATGATGGGTACGTGCGCATGAGGTCGTCCAAGCGGTCGTCGTCGATCAGCCTCGCGGCCGCCCGCTCGTCGGCGAGGCGCTCCATGCGTGGCTTCGTCAGCCGTGTCGGCCTGTCATGGGAGCGGGCATGCTCCACCTCGTGAGCGAGCACGGAGCGCTGGGCGATCGGCTCGAGTTTCGGGCGCAGGATGATCAGCCGGAAATCGTCCAGGTAGAGCCCGTTCTCGCCGGGCCGCAACGGTGCCGCCCATTCGATGACACGGGCGCCGAGACGGTCTGCCTCGACGCCCGGATCGTACGTCTCCCCCATGCTCTCCCCTATCAGTCCAGGTCGCTCTCTTCGAGCCCGCCCTGGTCATGCGAGGCGGCTCTGCGCTCATCCTCGTCCATGCCACCGACAAGGCGGAGGCCACCACGGTTCGCACGCGCGAGACGAGACGCCAGCAATGCCACCACATCCTCGTGAGCACCACTCTGCTCATCGACTGGAAGCGTGTCGAAGATCGGTGCCGTCGACGCGATGAACAGCTGTGTCGCCTCGCTGTACTTGGTCTCGGCGTCGCCAACCTGCGGCACACCCAGGACTGACAGCACTTTGTGGAGCACACCGGCCTGCGCGCCGCGGCGCCCCTGCTCGAGGTCGGACAGCGTCTTGCGTGAGATACCAGCGGCGTCCGCAAGCTCCGCTTGCTTCATCCCGAGGCTCAGGCGAGCCTCGCGCACTTTCGGACCGAGTTTCTGTCGCTCGTCCAATGTCAGAGAGTCCACGTCGAAAATCGTGGAAAAAATCTTTTGCACATCATCCGGCGTTGTCATGGGGATAACAGTACCACAGTTACACATTGAGGGTAACTGTGAGCGCAACATCAAACCAAGCTGACACATCTCTGTGTGTAACTGTGCTACGTTCTTACACATGAGCACAGCAACCACCACCGCAGCCGCCGGGACAAGCATCCGGGCGGTACGCGAAATGGCTGGTCTCACGCTCGCCGAAGCCGCACGCCTCGTCGGTTCCTCGCCCTCTTACCTCTCGCAGGTGGAGACGGGGAAGGCGCCGAACGTCACGCCACGCTACATCGCCAACGCGATGTCGAAGCTGGCCGAGTTCGTCGCCAATCCGATCGAGACGAGCGTCGCCGACGTCGCCTGACCAAGTCAACACCGACCCACTGACATAAAAGGCCCCACCGGATCGCACCCGGCAGGGCCAAGAACAAGAGAGGAAAGGCTCTCATGCCTGACACCAATCCTACCGGCGACCGCCCGGCCGTCTACACCCTCGACGAGGTCGCAGAGATCCTGCGCGTCCCCCGCGACCTGGTGCGCAAACGCATCTACTCCGGCGCATGGCCACACACCAAGATCAGCGAGCGCAACCGGGTCATCACCCACGACGACCTCGAAGCGATCTTCGAACTGCTGCACCACGCGCCCCGCTCGACCGCACGCCGCGGCAAACGCGACCGCGAACGCATCCAGCGTGGACTCCGGGCGGTGATCTGACCATGACCCGCTTCCACATGATCTGCATCGTCTGGCTGCTCACCCTCCTGTCCGTGATCGCGTTCTCTGCCGCGCTCGTCACCGTGCCCGGCTGGGTGTGGGCGGTGCTCGGCGCTGCGGCGATCACCCTCATCGGCCTGGCTATCGCCGGCGCCGTCACCCAGATGGTCGACGAATGGCGAGCCGAGCAGGACCCCGATGCCGTGCTCGAGCCGGCACGCGACCACGGAAGGCGGGCAGCATGAACCGCAGCATGATCAGGGTCGGTGACATCGTCACCCGCGGCAAGTCCAAGCTGCAGTGGCGCGTGAACTCCATCACTGCCGGCTCTCAGTCATACACCGGCAAGACCATCGTCAGTCTCGAGCCCTACCCAGAGTCCAAGAAGCGTTACACGAACGCCTCGGCGGCACCAGAACAGCTGACCCGAATCGAGGTCGACGAATGAGCCGCAGCAAGCAGAAGGGCACCGCGTTCGAGACGGCGCTCGCAGGCTACCTGTCCGACGTGGTCGGCCAGCCGGTCGAACGCCGCGCGCTCAAGGGCACCGCCGATGACGGCGACCTGCACCTGCCCACACCTAGCGGGCGGATCGTCATCGAGGCGAAGAACCACCAGCGCATGGAATTGGCTGACTGGGTCGCCCAGGCGGACGCCGAGGCGGGCAACGCCGACAAGCGGTTTCCTGACGTGCTCGGCGGGGTCGTGGTGCACAAGCGCCGCGGCAAAGGCCAGCCAGCCGACCAGTACGTGACCCTCACCCTGGCCACTTTCCTCACCATCCTCAACCTCATCTGAAACGGAGCACACCAGCATGACTGAAACCACCGCCACCCAGGCCACGGACGAGCAGCTACGTGCCCTCGCGATCGAACGCCTCGACTTGGCCGCCGAGATCGCGGAAAGGAAGGAACGCATCGAGCAGATCGACGAAGTGCTGCTGCAACACATCACCGAGCCACGCACCGACCTGGTCGCAGGCTTCAAGGTGCGCATCCAGCAGGGCGCCCGCCGCATCGACGCAAAGAAGATCGAGAAGGCCTACCCGGCAGCCCAGTACCCAGGACTGTACGCGGCGAAGCTCGACACTGCCGCAGTGAAGAAGCAGTTCGCCCCGGCCGCGCTCGAGGCATTCCAAACACAGTCGGCGCCCACCGTCCACATCGACGAGGTGAAGTGAGCATGCCCGCCCAGCACATTCGTTTCCAGTCGCCCGCTGTGCTCGCCGACATCGACGTGCCCGGCGTCGCCACAGCACTGCGTGTCCGTATACCGGTCGTCGAAGGTGGCAGCATCCGCGACCGCACCCTGCTCATCCCCGTCACCGAAGCCGCCCAGCTCGCCGAGGTGCTCACCGAAGCCACCCAAGGCATACACCAGCGCCCCGCCCAGGTGTTCCGCCTGGCGCACACCGGAGAGAGGCGACCAGCATGAGCGTCACCTGCTCGGTCGGCAAGACCACCCGTGGTGAAGTGCGCGCCACCATCAACGGGCACGTGCACATCCTCGACACCAAGACCGCGTCCGAGCTCGCCGAAGCGATCGCCAACGTCGTCTACAAGATCGACGGCGACGCCGAATGGTGGGCGCGCATGATCCGCCAGGAGCACTCGTCATGAGCGACACACGGGACGTCCTCGCCGACTACGTGCAAGTCATCGAAGAGTCCATCGCCGCCCACCCACGCAGCCTGCAGAAACGCATCGGCCCGTCCGAGATCGGCATCGACTGCGAGCGCCGCCTCATCCACAAGATCGCAGGCGACGACGAACCAGCCGACAGTCGCATCCCCTGGAAGCCAGCACTGGGCACAGCCATGCACACGCAGCTCGAAGAATGGTTCAACACCGACAACGCCCACTACGATCCGGTGATTCGGTGGATCTGCGAAGACCGCGTCGACGTCGGAGAACTCGGCGACACGCACATCACCGGCAGCACGGACCTCTTTGACACGTTCACCGGCACCGTCCTCGACCACAAGATCGTCGGCAACTCGACCCTGTCGAAGTACCGCACGCACGGCCCGTCCCGCCAGTACCGCACCCAAGCACACCTGTACGGGCGAGGGTGGGCGCGCCGCGGATACCCGGTGCAGGCCGTCGCCATCTGCTTCCTCCCCAGGGAAGCCGAATGGTCAAAGAGGTTCCTGTGGACAGAGCCCTACGACGAGCAGGTCGCCCTCGACGCGCTCGCACGGCTCAACATGCTCGCCGAAATGGTGCGCGTCGTCGGGAAAGATGCGGCGCTCGCCGCATACGACCCCTGCAGCAACCCATTCTGCCCCTGGTGCAAGACAGAGCAACGCAACCGGGGCACCAAGACCCAACGAATCGACCGGGCACTCGCCTGATCACCACCACAACAAAGGAGCAACACATCATGGTCAACTTCGAAGACCTCGACAAAGCATTCGCCGGCAGCGGCAAGTCCCCCTTCGACAAGTACAGTGCACCCGGCACCACGGTGACAGGCACCATCACCGCCGTCGACTACCGTCAGCAGACCGAATACGGCACCAACCAGCCCGCCGTGTTCCCCTCCGGTGACCCGAAGATGCAGTTCGTCATCCAGCTGCAGACCACCGAGCACGACGACCCTGACGACGACGGCATCCGCGCCCTCTACATCAACGCCTGGGGGTCGAAGAAGCAGGCGCTCGCCGCCGCCATCCAGGCGTCAGGCGCACACAAGGCGTCCGAGATCCTCGTGCCCGGCACGGTCATGACCGCCACGTTCGTCGGCGAGAAGCAGGTGCAGGGCAAGACCGGCACGTTCACGCAGAAGGACTACACGTACACGCTGGTCAAGGGTGCGCCGGCGGGCATCGACCAGGCACTCTCACAGGCCGCTGCACAGCCCGTCCAGCAGGGCTACGTGCAGCAGCCCGCCGCACAGCCAACCCAGCAGGTGCCGGCGGCACAGCAGGCACCCCAGCCAGTGCAGACCCCGATCCAGCAGACACCACAGCCTGCAGCGCCCGCGATCGACCCGGCCGTCGTCGCCAAGGTGCTGCCCCTCCTGCAGTTCGGAACGCCGCTCGACACCCTCACCCGCGCCACCGGCGTGGACGAGGCAACCGTCCGACAGGTCGCGGCAGCCAACGGCCTGCAGGTCGCCTAACAGCCCAATCGCCCGTCTGCAGCGTCATGCAGGCCGCCCCTGGAACGGCATACACCCGCAGTCGAGTCTGCGGCAGGGGCACATGAACAACTCAGTCGCGAGCAGGCTCCGTGATCCCGTGATCACCCTCCCCACCGCCAAAGATGTATCGCTGATCATCGTCCGTGATGGCACGAAGGGCACCAGTCTCCACAACACGAAAGACCTGTGCGCCGGTCAACGCCGGATCCGTCTCCGGGTTCGCGATCAGCTCGACATCGACACCATGCGAATCCACGTACAAATTACTCACAACTCTCCCAAGGTCGAGGCCACCAAATGAGCACAATCATAGACGCCGCGCTCCAGCTCCACGCCGCCGGCGCATCCGTCGTGCCAGTCAAAGCAGACGGGTCGAAATCACCCGCCATCGCCTGGAAGCCCTACACCCGCGAGCGCGCCACCGAACAACAGATCACCGACTGGTTCCCCGACGGCAGCCCACTCGGTGTCGGCATGATCACCGGCGCAATCTCCGGGAGCATCGAACTCCTCGAAATCGAGGGCCGCGCCATGTCCGACATGCCCGCACTCCTCGAACTCCTCGACGGGGCTGAACTCACCGGCCTCTACCAGCAGATCCTCCAAGGCTGGTCCGAACAGTCACCCTCCGGCGGCCTGCACCTCTTCTACCGCATCAGCGACGCACCCGTGCCAGGCAACGAGAAGATCGCCCGCGCGGACAACCACGAAACGTTGGCCGAGACCCGCGGCGAAGGCGGCTTCGTCGTCCTCGCACCCTCCGCCGGCACCGTCCACCCCACCGGGCGCCCATACGTGCGCCTCCTCGGCGGCCCCGACACCATCACCAGTATCACCAAGGCGCAGCGCGACGCACTGCACCTCGTGTTCAACCTCGCCCTCGACAAGACCCCCGAGGAAGAACCCTGGGACTCCACCCAGACAGCCAGCATCTGGGATGACCAATTCGGTGGCGCCAACGAAAAGGTCACCGATCAGCCCGGCGACGTGAAACCCGGCGACGACTACGAGCAGCGCACCGACTGGGCAGACATCCTCACCCCCGCGGGCTGGACACTGCTCGGCGCCCGCGGCCGCACACGCTACTGGCGACGCCCCGGCAAAGACGAAGGCATCTCCGCCACCACCGGGCACGCCGACGACCGCGACCGCCTCTACGTCTTCTCCACCTCCACCGAGTTCGAAGCAGAGAAGCCCTACACCAAGTTCGGCGCCTACGCGCTCCTGCAGCACAGCGGCGACCACTCCGCCGCCGCCCGTGCACTCCACGCCGCCGGATACGGCAAACGGGCAGCACGCGAACTCACGCCGCGCGAGGCACCCCAAGCAGATAACAGCGCTCCTGTTACATCCGATGGAATAACATTCCAATCTCAGGCCGGCCAGAATAATATGACCGCCGAAGCAACACCCGCACAGACCGAGCGCCCCGCACTCTCCGTCGTACAAGGCGGCCGCACCACCGCCAGCGCAGCACCCGCACCCGCAACCACCACCGGCGAAGACGACGACCTCACCGACACCGGCAACGCCCGCCTCGCCGCACAGGAATACTCCACCACCCTCAAATACATCCCCGACGCAGGCAAATGGGCCACCTGGGAGAACACCCGCTGGCAATGGCAGCCCGACCAGGCAGCCGCCATCCAAGCCGCCCTCGACATCGCAGACCGGCTCCCAGACGTCGACAAACAAACCCACGCCCACCGGCTCAAATCCCTCAGCGCACGGTCACTCTCCAACGCCGTCGCCATCCTCAAAACCATGCCCGACATGCGCGTCGCAGCCGACCGATTCGACCGGCAGCCCTACCAGCTCAACACCCCCGACGGCGCCATCGACCTGCGCACCGGCGCACACATCGAACCCCTGCCGACCCTGTTCCACTCCAAACAGACCCGCGTCAGCATGGACGACGGGCAGCCCACACCCCTCTGGACGACATTCCTCGAGCAAACCTTCGAAGGCGACCAGCAAATGATCACCTACGTGCAACGCCTCACCGGGCTGTCCGCGATCGGCGAAGTGCTCGAGAACATCCTCCCCTTCCTCCACGGATCAGGCGGCAACGGCAAAACCGTGTTCCTCGAAACCATCACCAGCATCCTCGGCGAATACGCCACCGAAACACCACCCAACTTCCTCCTCGCAGGCCGAGACCGCCACGAAACCGAACTCGCCAACCTGCAAGGCAGGCGCATGGCCGTCGCCTCAGAAATCAACGAAGGCACCCGCTTCGACGAAGCCAAAGTCAAAATGCTCACAGGCGGCGACAAAATCACCGCCCGGTACATGCGGCAGGACTTCTTCACCTTCACCCCGTCACACACGCTCTGGCTCATGGGCAACTCGCAGCCCAAAGTCGAAACCGGCGGCGACTCATTCTGGCGACGCCTGCGCCTCATCCCATTCCTGCACACCGTCACCAAGGAGCAGCGCGTCGAGAACCTGCAGGAACGCCTCATCGAACACGAAGGCGCCGGCATCCTCGCCTGGATCGTCCAAGGAGCCGTCGACTACCTGAACGAAGGACTCGACGAACCCGACGCCGTACGCGCCGCCACCGCCGAGTACAAGCAGGAAGAAGACCACCTCGGCCGGTACGCCGCCGAACGGCTCAAAGTCGGCGGCGGCAGCATCATGGCCGTACCAAAAGCTGAAGTGCGCGCCGACTACATCAACTGGTGCCAATCCTCCGGCGAGCACGAACTCAACGTCACCGCGTTCGGCCGTGCCCTCAAACAGAAACTGCCCGAGCTCGGATCCATGAAGAGTCACGGCCGCAACTACTACACCAACCTCTCCCTCGCCACAGACGAACCCGTCATCGACACCGAGTACTGGAACAAATGAACGGAGCCACACCCATGACAAACAAGCAGAAGACAATACAAGAGCTCAGGATGGAGCGGCCCATCCTCAAGATCGAGCAGATCAAGACACTCCCCTCGCGTGCAATCCTGAGAGACAAGTACGGCTCAACCTGGACAAAAAAACGAACATGGTGGCGCCGCGAAACGACCGCAGGCGAGTGCAAAGATGAGGCGCTCCTTGAGCTGTTCGCACCACTCCAATACATCAGCCAACGGCCACTCGACAACCGGGTGACCAGTTCGACTCAGGCTCCTGAAAACTGGTCACCCGGACAGGCAACTGGTCACCCTGCCACACAGCAAACACACAGAAACGGGGGACCGGTTTTTTCTCTGGGTGACCAGTTGGGGAACAGTTTTTCAGAAACTGGTCACCCGCTACATCCGCACAAACAAGCCGATCCAACGGCACGGGTGACCCTTGGTGACCAGTTTCTGCAACATGTAGGCACCACACGCGCGCATATTAACTTAACTACTACGCGCGCGCAGGAGACTGCTCAACAGGAAAACAGGTCACCAAGGGTCACCCGACCAACACCGGCAACCGAACACGCGAACGAGCCACGAACGTTCGCCCAATCCGAACGCGCGCAGGAGCGGCGCCGCTGGCGGGTCGACAAGGGCATGCACTTCTGGTTCGCGAGCGAGCCCATCGGGCCAGACGGACGCACCATCACGATCTTCCCGACGTTCGCTGACGCGATCGCCTTCGCCGACCGGCAGGCCCGCTCATGACCGCCGACTGGATCCCGAAAGCCGAAGCCGCGCTGCGCGACCGCAAAGTGTTCCCGACGTCGGGGCTGCGCGGCATGATCAAGGTCGCCCGCGAGGCCGGCGACACCGTGGCCGTCGACCTGTACCGTGCCGAGATCTCGCGCCGCCGAGCCGAAGACAAGCAGGCGAAGCGATGACCGCCCAGCACGTCACCTGGTCGCGCTGCCCCCGCTGCCGCATGGTCGTGCTCGCCACCGACACCGAAGAGTCCCTGCCGACCGTGATCACCGGGCAGCGGCTCGTCGACCCGACACCGATCAGCCTGCCGGAGGAGACCGCTTGCGTGCTCACCGGGCGCCCCACCTGGGCGTGGGCGTGGCAGTTCGCTGTCCACCGGCTCGACCTGCGCGACCCGGTGCTCTACTGGGGCGGCCACGACCAGGAGACGCCGGCCACACGCCCCGTCGTACTCCCCGAGCATCTGTGCGGCGGACGGTTCACCACATGCCTGCCAGCAGCCGCCACAGCCCGCAGGACGCCCGCACAGCCGACAGTCGCCCCATCACACCAACCAGACCTGTTCGAGGCCGCAGACGTGGCCAGAGAGGAATCGCTCGACCAATGCCCGTTCTAGACAACACCGTCACCGTACCCGTCAGGCTCAAGCCCGCCATCTACCGCACACTGCGCGCCATCGCCGACGCCAAAGGCTGCCAAGTACACCACCTGCTCGAGCACCTGGCCGCCGGCGCCACACGCAACACACCCCGCGACCCTGCAACCCGCGCCACCGCCGCAACCAGCATCAACGTGCGACGCCTACACGCCGCCGGCCACTGCGACCGCGTCATCGCCGAACGGCTCGGCATCACCGTCCACCTCGTCATCCAACACCGCCGACGCCTCGGCCTGCGCGTCAACCCCGACCCCGACCACCCGGCCATCCAGATCACCCCCGAATACACCGCACGAGTACTCGAGCTCGCACGCGCCGGCATCCCCGACACCGACATCGCCACACAGGTCGGCGGCAGCCGCGAGACCATCCGCAAACTGCGCTGCGAAGCCGGCATCAAACGCCACCCCGGGCGACCATCGAAAGGAACCAAGTGACCGACACGTACACCGAGGTCGACCCCACCGAGACCGTCGGCTACCTCACCCCGCGACAGTACGACCGCCTCGAACGCGCCATCGGCACCAGCAGGTGGCTCGTGCCCTGGCTGTACGCCGCCGGCCACATCGCCACCGAACAGGCTGGGCGCAGCAGCCGCGCCGAAGCACCGCTCCCGATCCCGGCCACCTGGGTGGCGGCGCACACGATCGACGACCTGCTCAACCGGCTGCAGCCCTGGGATGACCTGCGCGACGCCGCAGCAGACCTACAAGGTCAGTGGCTGTGCAGGTGCCTGTGGCAGGAGGTCGAGTCGGCGGCACGCAACTGGCCGACCGAGGAGAAGCCACACCAGGTCGTCTATGTGCGCTGCCGGCAGTGCGGGCGGCTCGCCCTGGAGTGGCAGCCGCCGGCCTTCGCGGGCGACGACATCCGGGTCGTGTGCACAATGTGCGGGCATTTAGAGACACCCGAGATGGTGGCGTGGGACGCGCGACTCGTCATCGACGAACACACAGCCCACGCCGTTGCCTGACTGGCTACGAAGCGACCGAGACGACGAGTCGCATCGTGTCCATCAGAGCGCGCAGCAAGGCCGTCAGGGCCCCGGCCAGATTGACCACGTCACGCACCCCCCACGTCGTACGTCGGACTGTTGCTGGATCTTGCTGGGTGCCGCTGAAGGGGTGTACCGTGTAGACGAATCGGACAGTATCCATAGAAATGGATCCTTTCAGGATGGCGAGGCAGGTCGTCTACCGGCAAGTTGATCGACCTGCCCCGCAGTTTCTCAGGCCAGCAGGTTTGCCGGCCCACAAAAACACTACATGTTGTGGCGCACTGCGCAACCCACCACTAGATGTAGGGTGACACCCGTGTAATTACAATAAGGTATCTCTTCCATATAAACACGGGCCTCGACACCTGTGAACCCGCCCGACACGCCACGAGGTCCGTTGTCGAAAACCTTGCGACTAGCGTCCGGCTACAGCCGTGTTATCGCGCCGCTCAAGGTTGTCGTTCAGCGTAGAGGAGTTCTCGTAGTCGACCTTATGGCCATCATCGTCAGCTACGCAGTCGACGCTCGCGTTGTCGTTCTCTGGGTTGAGCAGGTACACCACTAGAATCGCACCGTGACCGCCTCTGACTGGATCCTCGCCGCCGATGCACCAGCACGCGTCGGCCGTAGCCGAGCCACCATCTACGCATGGCTCACTGAGGGCAACATCCGCACATGGCGGCCTGGCCGCAAGCTTTGGCTGAACCTGCCCGACCTGCTCGACGTGGAGCGGTCGAAGACAGCTGCGCGGCTGACCGCTGCGGAGCGGAAACTACAACCCATGTCACACGCTGGACAGTGACCTAGAAACGCTGGACAATCGCTAGCGAGGATGCCACCGGTGCGCCGGTAGCGTTCTCCACTTCACACCACACAGACCAACTCTGCACAGTGAACGGTGCTGGCCCTCCGTTGAACGGGCGCCCCGCCAGGGTAGGCACTCTGTAAAGAACGCGGCCCCGGCGGGGCTACATGAGTTAGGACGCCTTCGCCACAGGCTCTGTCGGCGTACCTTACTTGTTCTTCTTTTTGGTTGGTTGATATAGCGTGCTCCAGCCGGCTGCGACCACGACCACCCCCACGAAGATCCCTGTGCCTGTGCAGAACCAGGCGAGAACAGCCAACCAGCCCTCTTGTGCACTCAGAGCCCAGGTCAACAGCCCCCACGAGCAAAGACTAATGATGCCGCTGAGAACTAAGGCAAGTGTGAAATTGGCCCAGTTAAACGTTCGACTCAGCCGCTTCGACTCGACTTCGGCAAGTTGCTGTGCTTCCAAGTCCAAGAGTTCCTGTAGGCGATTAGCTGCCGCAGAGTTTGGGGGGATGTCCCTGAATAGCGCACTGTGCTGGCCTAGTTTCTTGGCCAATCTGTTGCCCTTGTCGCGAAAGATGGCCCTGATCCCGACCAGTACAGGCCATGCGACACCAACGGTCTTTGCGATTGTTTCCCAGTCTTGAATCCCCACAACATTTATTCTTCCATGACCCATCGACACCGGTAGCGCGGCAGGCCCGCGGGAGGTGCACCATGCCGCAACAACACCACTTCAGCGACGACGACGCCCGCAAACTGCAGACCTTGCACACCGAGGGCTGGTCGCTCACGAAGATCGCCGAACACCTCGGCTACTCACGCGCCACAATCTCGAAGCACGCGAAACGCCTCGGCCTCGAATGGGCGTCACGCTCACAGACCCGCGCCGCCACACAGGCCAAGCAAGCCGACGCCGCCGCACTGCGCGCAGCCCTGAAGCTGAAGCTCCTGCAGGACGCAGAGCAGCTGCGCGGCCAACTCTTCGACCGCACCACAGTGTTCAGCTTCGGCGGCAAAGACAACATCTACCGGGAGCACACGCTGCCCCGGCCACCCGCCGACGTGCAACGCAACATCATGACCAGCATCGGCATCGCCGTCACCAAATCACTCGACCTCGAGAAGATCGACCAGCGCACCGACCTCAACAAGCCAGCCTTCGACCAGTTCCTCGACACGCTCGGCATCGGCGCCATCGGAGGCACAACGTAACAGCCAGGAGGGCGTATGCAACCCGTCGCCCTGCAAGGCAAAGCTGCACGCGCTGCACGCATCCCTGACTGGGCGCGCATCGTCGCCTATGACGGTGCAGTCCGTTCAGGCAAGACCACCGGCGAACTGCTCATGTGGGCGTCGTACTGTTTGCACGGCCCCGACGGGCTGCTGCTCATCGGCGGCCGCACCGAACGCACCATCGCCAACAACCTCATCCTGCCGTTGCAAGAAATCTTCGGCCCCGAACGCATCGTCTATACCAGGGCCACTGGCCGGGTGAACATCTTCGGCCGCGACTGCCTCGTCGTCGGCTTCAACGACGAGTCCTCACGCGAGAAGATCCAGGGCCTCACGCTCGCCGGTGCACTCCTCGACGAGGGTGCGGTCGTCCCCGAGTCCGCATTCCAGATGCTCATCAGCCGCCTATCGGTGCCGGGCGCGCGCCTGTTCCTCACCTGCAACCCGGAGGGGCCCGAGCACTGGCTGCTGAAGAAATACCTGCAGCGTGCACGCCTGTGGGTCGACAAGCACGGCGTCGAACACGAGAAGCCCGCTGGCGATGACGTCCTCAACCTCTTCCGCGTCACCTTCCTGCTCGACGACAACACGTGGCTCGTCAAGAACAACCCCGAGTACATCGCCGAGCTCAAGAAGCAATACACCGGCCTGTGGTACCGGCGCATGATCGAGAGCGAATGGGTGGCCGCCGAGGGCGCCATCTACCCCATGTGGTCGCCCGCACGCCACGTCATCGCCTGGGAAGATCTGCCGCCACTGCAGCGCGTGCTCGGCGTCGGCATGGACTACGGCACCACCAACGCCACCGTCGCCCTCGCACTCGGGCTCACCACCGAAGAGCAGCCACGTCTCGTGCTCATCGACGAGTGGCGCTACGACAGCCGCGAAACCGATGTGCGCCTCACCGACGTGGAGCTGTCCGAACGTCTGCGCGCCTGGCTGGCCGGGCTGCGGCACCCGGACGGCAGCGTGCTCGAACCCGAGCACATCTTCCTCGACCCGTCCGCAGCATCGTTCTCAGAGCAGCTGTGGAAAGACGGCGTGCGCACCTGGCCGGCCGACAACGACGTCACCGAAGGCCTCGCCGACGTCGCCTCGCTGCTCGCCCTCGACCGGCTCATCGTCACCGACCGGTGCAAAGGCTTCATTAAAGAAGCACCCGCCTACAGCTGGGACCCCAAAGCCACCGAGAAAGGGCTGGACAAGCCGCTCAAGGTCGCCGACCACTCCATGGACGGCGCCAGGTACGTCGTCCGTAGCACCAAGCACCTGTGGCAACGGGCCATCGGCCTGCGCTGACCACACCACGAACCGCCCGCCGGTCGACGACCGGACGAACACACACCGCACACCGCGCCCAAGCGTGTCACCGGCGGGCCACCCACCAAAGGAGGGCACACATGCTGCCACAGCAAGACACCCTCTGGCCACCGAAGCCCTACGACCAGGCCTACCAGCGCTACACCGTCTGGGACGCTTGGTATCGCGGCGACATGGGCAAGCTCGCCGAGCTCTACGCCGGGCAGACCCGTGCCGCTGGACGCACCCGCCAAGGCGGCATCCTGTCGTCGCTGGTGAACTTCTTCGTCGGCCGACCTGTCGCCCCGGGCGAGCACCGCACACGCCTGCACGCGCCCCTCGCCGGGAATCTCGCGCGGCTCTCCGCCGAGCTGCTGCTCGCAACACCGCCGTCGATCAACCTGGTCGACGACAACGACGGCCGGGCAGGAAAGCGGCTCGACGAGATCGTCAACCAGCCGCAGTTCCGTGCAGCGCTCCTCGACGGCGCAGAGATCGGCGCAGCACTCGGCGGCACCGCGTTCACCATCGCATGGGATCGCGACATCGCAGACACCCCCTGGGTGCAGGCCGCCGGCGCGGACCTCGTCATCCCCGAGCACCATGCCGGGCGTCTCGCAGCGCTCACCATGTGGACCGAGTACCCGGTCGACAATTCGGCGACCGTGTTCCGTCACCTCGAGCAGCACGTGCCTGGCTACATCCTGCACGGCCTGTACGAGGGCACAGCCACGAACCTCGGCCGCATGGTGCCGCTCACCGTGCGCCCCGAGACCGAACACCTCGCAGCACTCACCGAGCAGGAGATCGGCGGGCAGCCGGCCATCCCGACAGGCAGCCGCAAGCTCACCGCCGTGTACATCCCGAACGCGTCGGCCAAAGACTGGCGGCGCGACGGCGTACTCAAAGATCTCGGTCGATCCGACTTCGAAGGCCTCGACGGAATGTTCGACGCGCTCGACGAAACCTGGTCGTCGTGGATGCGGGACATTCGCCTCGCCAAGGCACGGCTCATGGTGCCCGAGGGCACCCTCGACCGCACCGGCCAGTTCGACCCCGACCGCGAGGTGTATCAGACGCTGAACCTACCGCCGAACATGATCGGCGACAACGCGATCAACGCCCAGCAGTTCCTGATTCGCACGCAGGAACACGCGGACACGGCGTCGGCGATCAGCGCGCAGATCATCCTCGCCGCCGGCTACAGCCTCTCCGACCTCGACCAGTATGCGAGCTCGGCACAGACGGCCACGGAGGTGACAGACCGGCGCAGTCAGTCCGAGCGCACCCGTGACCGCAAAGGCCTCAACTGGCAGGCCGGACTCAGCGCACTGTCGCAGGCACTCATGGAGGTCGACGCCGCCGTCTACCCCGGCAAGGGCGGGCAGTCGATCGCCCCGCCGTCCGTGGAGTTCACGGCGCAGGCCACCCCAGACCCGACGCAGGTGGCGCAGCAGATCAGCTTTCTGCGCTCCGCCGAAGTGCTCTCACGTGAGACGGCAGTGCGCATGGCCAACCCCGACTGGACAGACGAGCAGGTGGGTGCGGAGATGGATCGGCTCGCCGCGGAAGCGCCCGCAGACCCGGGCACTTTCGGACGCTACGAACCCGACGAGAACGGAGCAGAAGATGACACTGGCAACGAAGTACCGTAAACGACCCATCGAGATCGAGGCCATGCAGCTCACTCGTCAGAACATCAGCGACGTGCTGGCATGGGCCGACAGCGCCGCCGAAGCATGGCTCGGCCCCGGCCGCGATATTCTGCAGGACGTCGATGGGCTCTCAATCTTCACTCTCGAAGGCGAGATGTTTGCAGACTTCGGCGACTACGTCATCAAGGGCGTGAATGGCGAGTTCTACCCGTGCAAGCCGGACATTTTCGCCAAGACATACGACCCGGCCTAGCCCATGCCTCTGTACGTGCCGCCCGTAGGCTCCGACCCTTCCGACCTGATCGAGCAGCTCGGCGCGGACATCGCCGACGTGTACAACCGCCTCGAGCTGCGCCTGCTCAAACAAGTCGCCAAAAAACTCCGCGCAGGCCGCAACACGTGGACGCAGGCCGACCGTGCACGCATCATCGCCGAACTGCGCTACTACACGCAGCGGCTCGTCGCAGGGTTGCCCGACGACCTGCCCGCGCAGGTGATCGCGATCGCAGCCGAGCACGGCACGATTGCCGCTGCGGCCACACTCGGCGCCGCGAAGATTGTCCGCTCGAAGACCGTGCCGACCACCACGGCCATGCAGCATGCGGTCGCCGCCGTGCAAGCCGACCTGACCAACGCATTCGATCAGGTGCGCTCCCGCATCCTCCGCTACCCGGTCGACCAGCTCGGACGGTGGCTCGGCCCCGCCGGCGACGTCTACCAGCGCACCATCGCCCAGACCGTCACCGGGCCGCTCATGAACGCCGAGGTCAAAGAGTCCGCCCGTCGGCTGGCCGTGCGCCGCTTCCTCGACCAGGGCGTCACAGGATTCACCGACATTGCCGGGAAACGCTGGCGCATCGGCACCTACGCGGAGATGGCCACCCGCACCGCCGTCACACGCGCCTACACGGACGCCACCGTCTGGCAGTCACAGCAGGCCGGCATCAACCTGGCGCAGGTCGTCATCGGGCACACCGCCTGCTCTCACTGCGGTGCCTGGGCCGGGAAGATCCTCTCCACCGACGGCACGCCGGCGGGCGACTACCAGATGCCGTCGATGCTCGGCGACGGGGCGGTCACCGTGCATGTCGACGGCACCGTCGACGAGGCGCGCGCCGCAGGCTGGCAACACCCCAACTGCCGCTGTTTCCTCGTGCCGTACATCCCGGGCGGCACGTCGACGGCCACGAACCTCACCCGCTACGACCCCGACGCCGAGGCCGCCCGCGACAAGCAGCGGTACATGGAGCGGCGGGTGCGCTCATTCAAGCGCCGTGCGGCCACCGCTGAGGACGACGCCGACGCGGCCAAGTGGAAGCGCCGCGCCCACGACGAGCAGGCGCGCATCCGCTCGCACGTCGCCGAGCACGATCTCCCGCGCCGCAGCCGCCGCGAGCAGCTGTGGTTCTCGGACGGCCACGCCGCATAGAAACCTCTCGCCCGTCGGGCTTGCTCCGTCTCGACGGGCGAGAGCACCACCCTCACGGAGAAACCGGAGCAAGGAGACACCATGACACTCATTCCACGCACACCACGTCCCGCAGTGGCGGCACGCCCGCTGATCTGGAACCGCCCCCGTCTGCGCTTCATTGAGGGCGCCGCAGACGGCGAGGGCGGCAGCATACCACCTGCAACACCGCCCGCTGGCGCACCTGCACCGATACCGCAGCCGCCCGCCCCGGCGGCCCCGGCCGCCGCGGCGAAGCCCGAACCCAAGGGCGACACGGTCGACCCGTACATCAAGCAGCTGCGCGAGGAGAATGCCGAGCGCCGTATTGCCGCCAAGCAGGCCGCCGATGCCAAGGAGGCAGCCGAGAAGCACGCCGCCGACCTCGAAGCCCAGCTCAAGCAGCTGCAGGTCGACGCCGCAGTGCGCACGATCGCCGCGAAGCCCGACATCAACGGCAACGCATCCGCCCTGCTCGACTCGCGGGCGCTCACCAACAAGCTCAAGTCGGTAGATCCGACTGATACCGCCGCCGTCGAGGCAGCGGTCAAGGAAGTGCTCGAAGCACGACCCGATCTGAAGAACAGCCCCAAGGTGCCCGGCAGCTCAGGTAGCGCCACGCACACCGGCGGGCACACCACCAAGGCCCCGAACCTGCAGCAGTCCATCGCCCAGCAGATCGAGGCGCAGCTCACCCCGAAAGGAAACTGACCCATGCCCGTCTCCCTGGCAGAAGCCAAGAACAACACCCTCACCCCGCTCGACGCGAACGTCATCGACGAGTTCCGCAAGGAATCCGCCGTCCTCGACACCCTCGGGTTCGACGATGTCGTGTCCGCCACGTCCGGCGGTGGCGGCGTCCTGAGCCATTCGTACCGTCGACTGAAGACTCAGCCGACCTCGGCGTTCCGTGCGCTCAACAGCGAGTACACGGCCAGCAACGTCGAGACCGAGATCAAGTCGAGCGCACTGGCCGTGCTCGGTGGCAGCTTCGAAGTCGACCGTGTCATCGCGGGGCTCGGTGCGGCCGCATCCGGCGCCGTGCAGGTCAACCTCCTGCAGAAGATCAAGGCGACCACCACGAAGTTCCAGGACGCCGTCATCAACGGCGACACCGCCACCGAAGCGAACGCATTCGACGGCCTCGACAAGGCCCTCACCGGCTCTTCGACCGAGGTGAACGCCGACGGCACCGGCACCTACGACTGGGCTGACCTGTCCACGCAGGAGAAGGTGTTCAGCATCTACGACCAGCTCGACGACTTCCTGTCGCTGCTCGACGGCACACCCACCGTCATCGTCGGCAACCGTGACGTGCTCGCACGTCTGCGCGCCGCCGCACGCCGCGCCAACCAGTACGTCGAGTCGCCCGTCGATGGCCTGAACGGCCCGTCGGGTCGCCCGATCGTCCGCCAGACCATCGGCAACGGCATCATCCTCGTCGACGCCGGGAACAAGGCGGGCACCAACGACCCGATCATCCCGACCGTCGCAGGCAAGACCAGCCTGTACGCGTACCGTGTCGGCCCCGACGGCTTCTACGGCGTCACCACCATCGGCGGCACCGTTGTGAAGACGTGGCTGCCGGACTTCACCACGTCGAACGCGGTGAAGAAGGGCGAGGTCGAGCTCGGCCCCATCGGCGTCGAGCTGCGCGCCACGAAGGCCGCAGCAGTGCTGCGCAACATCAAGGTGCGTGGTGCCTGATGGCGAAGATCGCAACCCCCGTCGAGGGCTTCACCGGCCATGTCGCCGGGGTCGCATTCGAGAACGGCATCGGCGAGACCGACAGCCTGGCCGCGCTCGCCTACTTCCGCAGGCAGGGCTACACGGTCGTCCAGGACGAGGCCGAAGAGCCTGCACTGCCCGAGGGCGACCCGTCGGACAAGTGGACGGTCGGACAGCTGACCGCCTACGCGGCCGCGCACGGCGTCGACCTCGGCGACGCGAAGAAGAAGGACGAGCTGCTCGCCGCACTCGTCCCGGCCGAATAGCACGACAGGAGCAGGGCAATGAGCTACCAGCCTCACGCAGTCGCGCAGGACTACCTCGACTTCACTGGCGAGGATCTACCCGACGGCTTCACCGAGCCGAAACTCAACGCCCTGCTCCGCCGTGCCTCTCTCACTGTCGACGGCTACCTCCCTCGCGGGGTGGTCGTCGACAGTGACGACCTCGACATCGCCGAGACGCTGCGCGACGCCACCTGCGCGCAGGCCGCATGGTGGGTCGAGACCGCCGACGGCGACCCATCTGGTGCTGCCGGGCTCTACGACTCAGTCAGCATCCTCGACGTGACCCTGTCGAAGCGCGCCAGCAGCAGCGACGGCAGCGACGATGTGCGCATCTCCCCCGAGGCCGTCGGCATCCTGCACGCGGCTGGCCTGCTCAGCATGATCGTGAGTCACCGATGAGGATCGACCGGTACCTGCCGCACAGAAACCTCGTCACCGAGCACCTCTACGAGGGCTCCGGCCCCGACGGCGACAACTACCTGAAGCTCACCGTGCCGCGCGCGCTCATCGTCGACAAGGTCATGATCGTGCGCGACAAAGACGGCGTCGAAGCGACCTCCACCTGTCAGGTGGCCGTACCCCTCAACTACTTGTGCACTGCCGGGTCGGAGATCACAGTGTGGGCGGGCACCCCGCAGGAGCGCCGCACGAAGGTGATCGCCGCCGCACGCGCCGAATACTCGGCGGCCACGCCGAATCACGCCACCCTCTACTGCGAATGAGGTGACATCATGGGCATCAGGTTCGACTTCACTCCCGGCAGCATCAACACCGCCGGCATCGAGCAGGCCATCGCCACCGGCCTCAACCGTGCCGCCGCCGACGTCGCAGCAAAAGCCATCCCCCTCACCCCTCTGCTCGACGGCGACCTGCGTGGGTCGCAGCAGGTCACGCAGGCCAGCGCCGGTGATCTTGAGGCCACTGTCAGCTACGACACCGTCTACGCGGTGCGCCGCCACGAAGAGACCGGCGTGCACTTCACCGAGCCCGGCACCGGCGCCAAATACCTCGAGAAGCCGTTCAACGCGTCCAAAGCCCAGTCGCTGCAGATCATCGCGCAGGCTGTGAAGGAGCAGCTCGGATGACCGACCACGTCAGCACATACACGCGGCAGGTGCTCGTCGGCCTCGCGCAGCTCCTCGCAGACAACGACATCGGCGCCTACAAGCCGGCCGGGTACGCGACCTCTGACGTCGGCATCGTGTTCGGTGCCTGGCCGAAGACACCTGCCACAGCAATCAAGCTCAACGCCTACGACGAGGTCATCCGGGCGGGCATGGTCACCGACCTGTATGTGCAGGTCGCCACACGCGTCGCCAAGTCCTACCTCGCCAGCCTCGACGTCACCGACCATCTGCGCGACCTGCTGCACCGCCGGTCACACTTCAGCCTCGGCGATGTCACCATCGGCCTCTGCGTGCGCACCTCGCTCATGGATCTCGGCCGCGACACCACCAACGACCTGTACGAGCACACCTCGAACTTTCGGCTCACCGGCCTGCGCTGGCTGCAGCCGATCCACACCCCGCAAGGGGATTGATCAATCCCACACCCACCCGCCTGAAAGGAAACCATCATGGCAGGAACGACAGGAACCAACTACGCGTCGATCGCGCCGGGCACCGGAGACGTCGCCAACAGCTACGAGCTCATCCTCGACATCTACACCGGCGAGATCGCCGACCTCGCACCCGGCGGCACCGTCGACCCGGCGAAGTGGCTCAACTACCCCGAGATCAGCGCCCTGAACCCGAAGTTCACCGACACGATCAAGGAGATCACGAACTACTCCTACAAGGGCAACCCTGGCAAGAACAAGAACGGCACCGTCGTCGAGACGTCGTTCACTGTCACCAAGCGCCGCGTCGCAGGCGGCGTCGAATGGGTGCCGGAATACCTGGCGCTCAAGTCGCGTGCCGACGCCGACGGCGAGGCCAACAAGATCGGCATCCGCTGGTACGACGCGCTCGGCGCGGACGAGGCATACCAGGGCGTCTTCCTCGTCGGCCACCCGGAACGCCAGGGCACCGGCGACGACGACACCGCCACCGACCAGTTCACCCTGCAGTCCGACGGCAAGGTGACACCCATCACCAACCCGAACAAGCCCGTCGCCCCGTAACCGGTCGACTCAGCAACCACCCTCGTGGCCCCGGCAGCATCCATGCGCCGGGGCCACACCCATTGAACGGAGCACACGCATGACCAACATCCACTTCGAAGAGCAGAGCCGTAACCTCACCGTCACCATCGGCGATCGCGGCGCAGACGACGCACTCGTCTACAACATCACCCCCGTCAACATCAAGGCAGGCAAGCACCTACTCGACGTCACCATCGGCATGGGCCTCGGGATCGCCACCGACGCCGAGGTGCTCGACGCATACCGAACCGCACTCGGCGAGGAGAACTTCACCCGCGCCCTCGGCCCCATCGTCGACGGCGACATCACCGGCGACGGCGAACTGCGCCCGGCGGAGTACGAGCTGCTCGTCAACGGCGCTCTCTTCTGGCAGGCGCACGGTGGCGGCATCGACCTCGCACAGCAGCTGCAGGCGGGTGAACCGCTCCCAAAAGTAGCAGAGGCCTACCTGGCGAAGGTGGGGATGACACCGGAGAAGCTCGCGACCTTGAGAGCTTCGATCGCGAGCAATACCGAGTCGTCCGAGCAGACGGAACCGTCTGGTACCGCATCCCCCAGTGGGTCAAAGACGAACTGACCCGCAGGCAGCACGAAACAGAGCGCGCAGCCCGCGACGCACAGGCGGCCGAACAGGGGCTCCGGCTGCAGATCGCCGACATCGAACGGCAGGCGCTCATCCACTGGGATGACGCGATTGCCGCCGACCTGCATCAGCACTTCGGCATCGACGTCGATGACCCCGCCACCGAGCAGCGCTCCTGGCACTGGTGCTACCGCCGCCTGATGGCACTGCTCGACATCCCCCGCACACGCATCAACCGCATTCTGGAGGCAGAGCATGGCAGCAGCTGAGGTCGGGCGTCTCCGCGCGGTCTTCGAGTCAGTCGGCGCAGACAAGGTTGTCGCCGACATCAAGAAGACCGAGCAGGGCATGGCCAAGGTCGGGCAAGCCAGCAAGGACTCGTCGTCGAAGCTCGACGCCCAGGGCAAGGCTGCGCAGAAGGCCGGCAGCGATCTGGCGTCGGCGGCGACGAAGGGCGCGGCCGCGCAGAAGCAGGTCGGGACCGCGTCCGACGACGCGAAGGGCAAGCTCGACGCCCAGGGCAAGGCGGGGAAGGCTGCCGGTGAGCAGGTCGCCGCCGGTGCTACCCGCGCAGTGTCGGGCACGAAGCAGGTGGCCTCCGCGGGCGAAGAATCGCGTGGCATCCTCTCTCGCATCGGCGACGCCGCCCGAGAGTGGCCGTCGAAGATCGGTGCGGCCGCGTCGAACGTGAAGGCGAAACTGTCGCAGATTCAGGACGCCGTGCAGGAGCACGAGCAGTCCATCAGCGCGGTCGGCTCCACATTCACCCGTGTAGGGCTGCTGGCCACCGCCGGCCTCGGAGTGATCGTCAAGGCGAACATGGACTTCGAGAAGTCCATGTCACAGGTCAAGGCGGACACGCACGAGACCGCAGACAACATGAACCTGCTGCGCGACGCAGCTGTCGACGCCGGCGCGAAAACCTCATTCTCTGCCACGTCGTCTGCGCAGGCCATTGACGAGCTCGCAAAAGCTGGCGTGTCCACGCAGGACATCCTCTCTGGTGGCCTGTCAGGTGCCCTTGATCTTGCCGCCGCAGGCTCTCTCGACGTCGGGCAAGCGGCCGAGATCGCAGCTACCGCGCTCAGCACTTTCGGTCTGTCCGGCGACCAGATGGGGCACGTCGCCGACCTGCTCGCTGCTGGTGCGGGGAAAGCACAGGGTTCCGTCAACGACCTGTCGCAGGCTCTGAATCAGAGCGCGCTCGTCGCCAAGAACACGGGCCTGAACATCGACGAAACGACCGGCGCCCTGGCGATGTTCGCGTCCAAGGGTCTGATCGGATCTGATGCCGGCACCAGCTTCAAGAGCATGCTGCAGGCGCTGAACCCGAACAGCAAAGAGGCCGCCAAGCTGATGAAAGACCTGAACATTCAGGCCTACGATCAGCAGGGTAAATTCGTCGGGCTGTCGCAGTACGCGCAGAAGCTCAAGGATGGCCTGTCCGGCCTGTCCGAGGAGCAGCGCAACGCGGCCCTCAAGACGATCTTCGGCTCCGATGCGGTGCGCGCGGCGACCATCCTTTACGAGGGCGGTGCCGACGGCGTCAATCAGTGGACTGACGCTGTCAACGACGCCGGTTACGCCGCTGACACTGCCTCCACCATGCAGGACAACCTCGCCGGTGACCTCGAGAAACTCGGCGGCTCATTCGAGTCGGTCTTCCTGAAATCTGGCTCGGGAGCAAATGAAGTTCTCCGTGACATGGTGCAGAAGATCGGCGACGTCGTCGACTGGGTCGGCACCCTCGACACTGACACACTGAACAACGCGGTCACCATCGCAGGATGGGTCGCCGGAATTGGGCTCGGCGTCGGTGCGCTCACCAAACTCGTGACCGGAGTCTCGAACACAATCGAGACCATCAAAGACCTCTCGGGTGCGTTCAAAGGACTCAAAGGCGCAGGCGATTCCATTGACGGCATCGGCGGCAAAGTCGACGGCCTGTCAGGCAAACTCTCAGCCGCGAAAGTCGGTGTCGCGGGTCTCGAAATTGCCATGGTTCTCGCCATGGCAGGCTCGACAGAACTTGGTGAGAGTGGCGAGCAGGCAGTCGCTCGGATCACAAAAGCTGTCATGGACGCCAAGGGTGGCACCGAGCTGCTCGGGTCCAGCTGGCAGACAGTCGCCCGCGACCTCGGCAACGGCAAACTGTCCGAGCCGCTCGACCAGCTCGGCCAGGCGCTCGGGAAGGTCGCCGAGGCCGACCTGCCGAAAGCACAGGATGCGTTCGCACGCATGGCTGCGACTTACGGCCTGAACAATGATCAGCTGGCACAGGCACTCGATCAGATGCCCGCCTACAAGGCCGAGCTCGAGCGACAGATCACCGCCGCCGGCGGTGTCGTCACCCAGCAGTCACTCATGGCACAGGCGCTCGGCGACACTGGCCTGGCTGCCGATGGCACGACACGGCAGGTCAATGGCGTCACCTATGCGCTGCAGAAGATCCCCGGCCAGCAGACCACCACCATGGTGGCCGTCGATCAGGCATCAGGGAAGATCGACGTCGTCGACGGGAAACTGCGCTACATCGATCATGACGGTGTCGCCCGCGAGGTCGAGATCACCGCGAACACGATCGGCGCGACACAGGAGATCGACGGCGTCACCTACGAGCTGATGCAGATTCCCGGCACCACCGAGACCACTCTGGTCGCTCAGGGTGACGACGCGCTCAAGACGATCGACGGCATCCAGTACGCGGTGCAGGAAATCGACGGCAAGAACGTGCTCGTCAAGGTGAACGCCGACGGTGCGAAACGCGACCTCAACGACGTGTCGAACTTGAAAGATCAGATCGGACAAGACCAAAGCTTCGACCTGACGGCCAAGGATCAGGCGACGACAACAATCAATGGCGTCGAGTACTTGCTCGCCACCCTGCCTGACGGGTCGTCGACCTTGATCGCACAAGATCAGGCCACTGCTGTCATCAACGGTGTCACCTACTCGGTGGCCGCACTGCCCGACGGTAAGACCACCCTGATCGCGAAAGACCAGGCGAGCGTCGTCATCGACGGTGTCACGTACAAAGTTGAGACGATGCCTGACGGGCACTCCACGCTGACCGCTGACGATCAGGCGTCAGCGCCGGCCGGTGACGCGCTCGACGCGGTGAACGCGATCCCCCAGTCGTGGAACACAGACATCAACGCTGACAACAACGTGGGGGCACCGACCGCGTCGGCGGCGTCCATGATCACGGGTGTCCCTGACCGGAACAGCCAGTTGAACGCGTCGAACAACACGGCCGCACCCACGGCTGGTGCGACGGGGAATGTGAACGGCATCCCGGACCGCAACGCGCAGTTGAACGCCAGCAACAACACTGGCGGAGCCACAGCTGGTGCGACTGGGAACATCAACCGTGTGCCTGGGTGGCATGACACGGCGATCAACGCACAGGACAATGCGTCAAGCGTCGCATCGACCGTGCTCGGCTGGATCAACAGAATCCCACTGACTCGCACAATCACGATCGCAGCGCAGAAGGTCGGCGACTTCGTCGGCGGGCTCTTCAACGCAGACGGCAACGTCTACGCTCCCGCGCAGCCCACGAGGCACTACGCGTGGGGCGGGATCGAGACGCACACCGCCCACATTGCTGCCGGTGGCGGCATGCGGCGCGTGTTCAACGAGGAAGAGACCGGCGGCGAAGCCTACATCCCGCTGGCTGCGTCCAAGCGGGTGCGGTCGGCGGCACTGCTCGGCCAGACGGCGGCGATCTTCGGCTACGACCTCGTGCCGCGAGGCAGCCGCCGTGTCGCATTCGCAGACGGCGGCACGGTCGGAGCACATCCCAAGCCCGTGGACACCTCCGCTCAGGGTGCGCCCCAGGTGGTCAGCGTGACCCAGCGGATCACGACACAGCAGGACGATCCCCGCGTGCAGGCCCGTCAGTGGGCGCGCGAGGCCGAGAAAGCGTTCGCAGGAGGTGGCATCCGATGACAGAGATCGCGCAGGTGACGCTCGGTGGCATCGTCTTCGACGGGCAATATCCCGTGCATGGCTGGATGCTCGACGACCTGACAGATTGGTTCTCCCTGCCGGATTCGAAGGCCGAGTCTGTGGCACGCCCGCAGGCGCACGGGTCGTTCGACCCTGGCACGGACTGGCGGGCGGGGTCGGTGCACACGCTCACCGCCGGCTACGCCGGTGCCTCCACGGCGGAGGTCGAGCGCGCCCTGCGCACACTCAACGGGCTCGCCGGGACGAACACCCTCGTCCGGTGCGAGGTGGCGCTGCCGTCGGGCGTCACGCACAGGATGGTGTCTATCCGCCGGATCGACGCCCCGCCCGTCTACAACCTCCCGTTCGTCACCGGCATCAAGATCGACCTGCTGGCACCTGACCCGTGCGCGTACGGCACGGAGGTGTCGGCGGTGACGGGGCTGCCGACGGCGGGCACGGGCGTGCAGTTCCCGTTCGCGTTCCCTGCCGATTTCGGTACCCCGGGCGACCCGGGCCGGGTGGTCTTCGTGAACGAGGGCACCGCCCCGACGCCGCTGCGGTTCCGGGTGTCGGGTGGCATGTCAGATGGGTTCTCCCTGAAGTGCATCGAATCCTCTGACGTGCTGACTCTGTCGCGGCCGCTGCCGGTGGGGTCTTCGGTGACCCTGGACTCGTCTGACGGCACGGCGATGCTCGACGGTGTGTCGCCCGTCTCGGGGTTCCTGACCGATGACGACTGGTGGCAGGTCGGCCCGGGCGAGACCTGCACGATCCAATTCGAGGCGCTGGGCGATGTGACGGGCAGCCCGCAGCTGCAGGTCACCGGCGCCCCAGCGTGGTTCTAAGGAGACAGGATGCATGTTCGTATCGGTGACCTGCGCAGTGGTCGGCGCATTCTCGACTTGCCGTTCATGACCGCGTCGTGGACTGACGTGCTCAATGATGCCGAAGACATCCGCGCGAAAGTCACACTCAATGACCGGCAGATTCGGCAGCTCGACCTGTACAACGCGTCGTTGCCGGGCAAGACGTTCATCGTGGTCGAGGACGAGCAGCTGACCGTGGGCGGGCCGATCTGGTCACGCACCTATGACCGCGACGCGGGCACGGTGGAGCTGATCGGCAAGGGCATGTGGTCGTACTGGGATCACCGCACCCTCCTGCCCGTGCTCGCTGACAGTGCGCGGGTGACGCTCCCTGACGGGAAAGCCGACCCCGCGTTCAACACTTCGATCACCGCCACCTCGTATCTGACGATCGCGAAACGGATCGTCGCCCAGTCGATGCAGTGGCTCGGCGGCAGCCTGCCGATCGTCCTCCCTGACGACACCACCGGTGCTTTCGAGCGCAATTATGTGGGCGCGGAGCTGAACCTGATCGGTGACATGCTCCGCAACCTGACCGGGGTGGAGCAGGGCCCGGACATTCGTTTCGTGCCGCGTCGCACACAGGATGGGCTCGGCTACGAATGGCTGATGATCGTCGGGGCTCCGCGCATCACGTCGGAGACGGTCACGACATTCGACATGTCCGTACCGAAGAACAACATCACCAATTTCACGGCCACGGATGACGCGTCCGGCATGGCGGCGATCTCCTGGGTGTCGGGCGGGCGCGGCGTCGACGAGGCGCTCATCGAGCGTGACACGGACTGGTCGACCGTGCAGCAGGGCTACCCGCTGCTGGAGACGGTCTCGTCGCTGTCGACGTCTGTGGTGGAGGCGGCGACGGCGAAGAAACACGCCACGGAGGCGCTGCGCACATCGCAGACCCCGACCGCTGCGTGGCCATTCTCCGTGCGCCGAGACCCATATCTCGGCGTCTACCAGGCCGGCTACCCGTGCGCGCTGAAACTCAAGGACGACCCGTTCATTCCGGACGGGAAGTACCCGCGCCGCATCATGGCCATGTCTGGCGGCAGTGACAGCGACGACATCAAGATCATCACAGGAGAACAGTATGGCTGACCCACAAGTGCCGGCGGGCGATCTCGGCGATCTGCGGCAGATGCTGCGCGACCTCGCACAGCGGCTGCGCGAGCTGGAGAAACCCTCCGGGTCTCAGTTCAACCAGCTGGTGAACCGGATGCTCGACATCGTGAACAACATCGACACGATCGTCGCCGGCGCGATCGGCCGCACGTCATATTCTGCGGCGCAGATCGACTCAAAAGACTCCTCCGTGCTGTCACAGGCGAAGTCCTACGCCGATGGGGCGGCCGGAGCACGCGAGCCAGCGTTCAGCGTGCTGTCGCCCGGCAAGGGCGGCACCGGGTCCGGAAACTCCTACAACATCGACCTTGGCTCCACGACCCGGCGTGCGTCGTGGGTGTCCGATGCGGGTGTGCTCGGCACGGCACTCTCCTCCGAGAAGATCAAGCAGGACATCACCCCAACCTCGGTCACCGAAGCAGACCTGCGGGCCGCGCGAATCGTCGACTTCCGCTACATTGCGGCCGTCGAGGCACAGGGTGACGCCGCACCTGTGGAGGTCGGTGTGATCGCCGAGCAGGTAGAGGGCCACGTCCCCGACCGGATGCTGTACCGCGACGAAGAAGGTGCCGTCGTCGGCTTCGAATACGCGCTCAGCGGTGTCCTCGCGTGGCGGCTCGGTCAGATCGTCGCCGACCGGGTCGACGCACTCACCGCCACGGGCACCGCTCAGGCCGACCTGATCACTGACCTCTCTGCACGAATCGACGCTCTTGAAAGGGGCAGCAAATGACGCTTCGACCAGGATGGCCCGCCGTTAGTGGTGCCGCATCGCAGTTCGACATTCGGGCTGGGCTGCGCGCCACCGTCGCACAAGACGCCGCCGGGAACGTGAAGACGGGTGTGGCCGTGAACGCGCAGACGCAGTCCGCGCTCGTGTCTGCCCGCACAGACATGAAAGTCGACGTCGCCGCATTCGACGCGGTGCTCGACCGCTACGGCCCGGTTTTCGTCCGACACGAGGGCGTCGACCAGGTGACGCTGACGGCCGCACCGACAGCGAACCAACGCATCGACAGTGTCTGGGTGCGTCAGCAGGAGACCGCCTCCCCCGTCTCGGACGCCGCCAACGGGCCCGTCTTCGGCGTGGCGAAAGGCACCGCGTCCACGTCACCTGTCGCACCGGCGATCCCTGCCGGTGCGATGCGCCTCGCTGACGTGCAGATCCCGTCGACGGCGACGGCCACGAACTCGTCGGGTGTGACGATCACACAGCGGTACCCGTTCACGGCCACGCAGGGCGCACCCCTGACGTTCCGCACGAAAACCGACCTGCAGGCGTGGGTCGGCTGGGATGGGCAGAAAGCCCGCGTCATCGCCGACCCGACCACCGCCAGTAATGGCGATTACGTGAGCTCCGCAGGGGTCTGGGTCGGCCGACGTCTTTATGCGTACACCGACAGCTACACGGGCGACTACAGCACCACGTATCAGGATGACGCCGCGCAAACCGTGAACCTCGGGGAGAACACGCCCTGCCTCGTGAGCATCGGAATGGCCTACAACGGCCCCGGCCAAGTGGCGATCGTGGCGAAGATCGACGGTGTTGAGCGATTGGTACTGAGGAACACGCCACAGGATTCGACCGCAAACGTCGCCTATGCTTCCGCCGTCGTGCATCTCACAGCCGGACAGCACACGTTCATCACACGCAAAGGTAAGGTCGGCGGATCAGCTGGCGTGTTCTGGCCGGGACTGCAGAACCCTGTGCCCGGCGCAGGCGTGCTGTCGGCATTCCTCACGGTGGACCGCCTGTGACTCGCAGGTTGTGCCCTACTCGATGGGCACGTATAGCCCGTCGAGGCTGACAGCAGTCACCCCATTTCCCATGCTGATGGACTCTTTCGACTGCAGGAATACCCCGCCGCCGGGCTGGATCTCCACGAACATATCCTGGGCTGGGGCGATGTTCGACGGGCCGTAGATGCGTGCCGTCTGCAGGACTGACACGCCGGAAACCTGCGCGACTTTCCATGCCGCCCAGGATGGCATCGTGGAGCTGGCGTCGTTGAAGAGCACGGCCCCGTTGATGAAGAGGATGCCGCCTGCGACCGTGGCGCGCAGCGTGCGCGGGGCCGTCCAGGCGCCCACTGTGGCGATCGACGCGGGCGTCTGCCTGCGCGCCCACAGCCCTGCGGAGGACACGTAATCGCCAGTATCCGCGGGGCATTCCGCACTGTGCCGCCACCATGAATCTACCCGAGACAGGAGTCTCAATGCCATCAGAAGTCACGTCGACAGGCAGCTACAGCATCCCTCTCGGTGAGGTGCTGTCCGACCTGCAGGGCACGCTCAAGGGCGTCGATGGGAAGGTCGATGCCCTTGGCCGCAGGCAGGACAAGGCAGACCTGATCCTGGAGCAGCTGGCTCAGTCGGCGGTGTCGCAACAACAGATCGCTGATGACGTGACCGATCTGAAACTGCGCGTCGCGCTGCTGGAGGCGGCCAAGCCGATGACCATGCCGCAGCGGGTGTCACTCTGGGTGTCGCTCATCGCTGGCCTGACGGGCACGATCGGCCTGATCGGGCTGCTCATCAAACTCGCCGTCTGACCGCCCCACTGATCCCCACCAAGCCTCGCTGTCGCGGGGCTTTCGTCGTTAAAGGAGCACACATGCGTGAACAGATGATCCGCCTGCTGGTGACGGTCGCGGCCGTACTGGTGGCGGTAATCTTCATGTCCGCTGCCGTGGCGCTGTCTCGCCCGACCATCAAGGTCGCACCCGCTGGCTCGCCGCCGCCGGTGACGTTCACGATCACCGGCACGTGCACGGTCACCGCGACGCATGACGGGCAGACCGTCACACACCACCTCGACGGGCAGACCACCATCCAGCTCGCCACACCGGGGTCGATCACGGCGCCCGGCTGCACCATCCAATGAAAGGAACTCTCATGGCACTCAACGCCGCCGTCACCGACTCGAAATGGTCGCCAAACTTCTCCGCAGGCCGCCCTGCCGGCAACCCTGACAAGATCGTGATTCACCATTGGGGCGCTGACGGCCAGAACCACCAGACCGTCGTCGATTTCCTGTGCCGCACGAACGGCACATCGAGCGCCCACTACGTCGCCAGCGGAGGTCGTGTCACCCAGCTGGTGCACGACTACGACCGGGCATGGCACGCAGGGAGCCTCGGCAACCCGCACGGCATCGGGATCGAGTGCCGGCCGGAAATGTCGGACGCCGATTTCGCCACGGTGGCTGGGCTGATCCGGGCGATCCGTGCTGAGTGGGGGGACCTGCCGCTGCATGGGCACCGTGAGTACATGAACACCGCCTGCCCCGGCCGGTGGTTCGACCAGCTGGGGCGGCTCGATGCTGCCGCGCGCAGCGGTGCCGCACCTGCCCCTGCACCTGCTGCGGCACCGGCTGCGGCGACCGGTCTGGCCGTTGACGGGTGGATCGGCCCGGACAGCGTGCGCGCATGGCAGGCCGCCGTCGGCAGCCCGTACCGCGACGGTGTGATCTCCGGGCAGGCCGCCGCCTCGAAGCCTCATCACGCCCGACTCGCGTCGATCAGCTACGCCGGCACCGGGCAGTCTGATCTGGTCAAGCGGGTGCAGGGCATCGTCGGCGTCGCACAGGACGGGTTCCTCGGCCCGCAGACGATCGCTGCGATCCAGCGTCGCCTCGGGGTCACCGCGGACGGCTGGTTCGGCCCTGACACGGCCACCGCCCTGCAGCGCCGTCTCAACACCGGGGCGTTCTGATGCCTGACTGGGTGAGACTCGTGGCCCTGCTCCTGGCCGGTGCAGCCGTCGTCACTCTCGGCATGCTCACCCTCCTGCACATCGCACTCGTCGTCATCCTCGGCGGCGTCAACTGAAAGGAACCATCTTGCTCACTCTCGCATTCTGGAAAGGCCTCGGCGAACGCGCCATCAAGACGTTCGCGCAGGCGTTGGTCGCCGTGATCGGCACCGGGGCGCTCGGCATCCTCGACGTCGACTGGCTGTCGGCCCTGTCTGTCGCCGGACTCGCCACCCTCGTCTCCGTGCTCACCTCCGTGGGGAACGCCGACTTCACCGCCGGCGTGGTCGCCGACGGCAAGCACGCCGCCGACTGAAAGGACCACTCATGGCTCTCCCCTCGAACGTCGGGTTCGGCACGGTCACAGGGCGTTTCATCCGCGCCACGGCCGACAGCACGTCGGACAGCGACTCGGATCCGGATGGTGTGCCGCTCGACGGGCTGAAGATCGTTTTCCGGTCGTCGATCAGCCGGGCGAAGGATTCGACCGCGACACCACCGGTGACGATCATCTTCGACACCGTGCAGGCCGTGACTGATGCGGATGGTGTGCTCACCGACCCGGACGGCAACGCGTCGATCCGGCTGATCGCCACCGATGACCCCGACCTGCAGCCGTCGGGGTGGACGTGGACGGCGACGATCACAGGCCCGACCATCGGCACGATCAGCACGACGTTCACCCTGTCCGAGGGGCAGACCATCGACCTGACGACGGTCATCGAGGTGCCCGCCAGCCCGGGCAAGGATTTGCCCGCGTGGCAGGCCGCCGTGGATGCTGTCGAGGCTGCACGTGGAGGCATGGTCGTCGGAGGTACCGTGTCGGGCGACAACCTTGTGCTCACCACGCTGGACGGCACACAGATGACAGCCGGGAACGTGCGCGGCCCGAAGGGCGACACGGGCGGCACGGTCGTGCAGGCGGGCACGGGGCTCACCACGAGCGGGGCTGGCACTGCCGCGTCACCGCTCACGCTCGGCACTCTGAATGGTGCGTCGCTGCGGCGCGACACGACCGTCGGTGAGCGGGTCATCGCCACAATCGGCGGGGTCGACACCATGCTCTACGGCGACACCGGGTGGCGTGACATCACCGGTCTGCTCGTCAACGGATGGGTGGCCACGACACTGCGAGTCAGACGGCTCGGCAGTGTCGTGGCCTGGTTCATCGTCGGTCTGAGTTCGGCTAACGCGACGAATGACATCGCTATCACCCCGCTCGGCGGCGGGTGGCGGCCCCCAGGGAACACGATGTTTCCTGTCGCCCGTTCTACAGGCGTAACGTACATCGGCCTCAACGGAAATTCGGCCTTGTTTGGATGGGCCCGGTTTAACTCTGGGGCGTCCTATGAGATGCAGTTGCAGTCGGTCACCTCTGACGCGTGGCCGACATCGCTCCCCGGAACCCCCGCATAGAAAAGGAAGACCATGGATCTCAAAACCCTTACAGATGAAGAGCTTGCACAGCACCGCATCGACGTGCTCACCGAGCAGGAGCGTCGCGCGAATTTGGCCGAAATCCCGCAGCAGGTCGCGCAGCTCGCACAAACATTCACTGCTGGTGGCGGCGACCGTGCCGTGCTCACCGCAGCAATCGACGGCGAATAACCGTCCGCCGCCGCAGTTCCGCCCCGCATTCCTCTCCGGAGGGTGCGGGGCGGTTTTCTGCATGTCCGGGGGTGCTGTCACTCTGGTCTCATGCAGGCAGACGCGACCGGGGACTACAGCGACGGGGTGATGCGTCTCGAGATCAGCCACGGCGGTGTGCTCATCGGCCGCTGGGTGATTCGTGCACGCCGTGTCTCCGACGTGCAGCGCGCCATGCTCGTCGAGGGGTGGCGGGTGGAGCTCCGGAAAACCACGGCTGGTGGCAGCAGGTGGCGTGGCCGCGCCACTCGACCTCAGCAGTAAGCCGGCGCTGACGTCAGCGTGCCAGCTCAGTACTCCACAGAAGCCCGGTCATAGGCGAAACTCGCGTCAGATTCAGCAAGCACCTGTTCACGAACCTCTGCCAGCTGGAAGTCAAGAACTCGCAGCTTGCCGTTGATCCGCGAAATCGCCTCGATTCGATGGAACTGATCACCGTATAGCGCAGCGAACCGCGCCATGCCATGAAGCTTCCACGTTGCATCTGGCAGCCAGTGGCCGTGCGGGTCGACAATGCTCGCACGAACGCCTTCATCACTATCGCTGAAGAACAGGAAATCAGGACGAAGAGTCCGCCATTCGCCGTGGCGATCCTGGTAGGCGATACTCATCGAGTCCCGGCCGCCAATCGGGTTGCGATACCAGGCCAGAGCACCGGAACGCCCCATCTCGGTATCGAGTACCTCTATCTCATCCGGGTTGAGCTTGCCGACAGGGAACATCCCCTCCTCATCGGAGAGAAGGTGCAGCGATCGAGACTCGAGCAGCTGCTCAACATCATCGACAACGCGTTTCGTCTCCTCCTGGTGATTCTTCGGCAAGGCCATGGATATCAGCTGAGGATCAGTGCTCATCGCAGTGATCTCGGCATACAGACTCTGCCGAGACTCAGGGAGATCCTTGATCGCAACGCGATAGCGCCCGAGCCACTCCTGGGCAATACGGTCTGCCTCCGCGTCAAGTGCAGGACGCGTCTGCGGCAACGTCGCAAGTGCGGCAACACGCACATTCGCATCTCGATAAGCATCCTCATCGTCAGCCTCGGCGGCAAGATGCTCTAAATAGGTTCGCGCGACATCAGGCGTAATCGTGCGAGCTCCCGTTCGATAGGCATCCTGGATCGCGCGGTCATCAGCGACTTCCTGCCAGGAGCTGTCTTGCCGAAGTCCGTGCCGTGCCTGCCCGCGAACAGTGCCTCCAGCAACAGTCAGCACATCGTCAACGGCCTTGGCGAGATCCCGCGCGTACTGGGCGGACAGCCCATCCAGAACACCGTGAAGTCGTTCATGAGCGAGCTTCCCTGCGTCGGCAAGCAGCCGATCTGCAGCCAGCGCATGTGCGAGATTCGTGACCCGCTTGATCGGATTCGCGTGCTTGCGAGGCAAGGTCTCCGCCGGCAGCTTCTGGAACAGTTCCCAGACTTCGTCCTGCACCGCTGGATTGGGCACCATCAGCTGCGGATCCACCAGCACGCGCTGGCCGGTATCGCCGCCGGATGTCAGATCGTTGCCCATGATCCTCTCGAGGACACGGCTTGCGGTCGTCCGGTCGAACCGAGGCAGAATGCACTCGACGCTATTGAGGAGGTCATCGCCTTCGATACGTCGCGCAAGGGGCGTGCGGATCATCCGACCCAGCAGCTGAGTGATGTGCGTTTCGTCTTTCGCCGGACGGAACGACACCATCACCTCTGCTCGCGGGCAGTCCCAGCCTGTGCTGATCGCATCCTTGGCGAGCAGCACACGGACATGCGAGGCATCCTGCACCCGTTCGGGCGACACGTACGACACACTGTATGGTCCGAAGGCCTGCGCCGTATGCTCACCGAAGACATGTGCGATCGCATCCGCCTCAAGTTCCGGCCACTCGTCGCGAATCACGTCGATGGCCCCCGCCACCTCTGTCGGCGACGGCTTGTTCGGTACCTGCAGCACCATCAGAGGCCTGATTGGATCTTCGCCTTGTCGAGAGGCATACGCGGCCCAGGCCTCCGATATCGCCTTGACCTTGCGCACACCGCGGCGCAGGAGCACCGTGCTGAAGTCGCCGGTCTCTGCTGGGAAGTCCAGAACGATGTCGTCCTTGAGCAGGCCAGACTCCTGGATGCGCACAGGATCAACCTGAACCGTGGCGAGGTGAACGCGATTCGAATGGACCTCCGCCTCACTCATCGCCTCCTCGAACCTCTGGACAGTCGCTGAGATGCCCCAGACGATCGGTATCGGAGGTACGTCGGCATGACCGTTGATGAGTCGTTTGACGATCGTCGGCGTGTCCGACGGGCGCTTGCCCATGCCGCGGTGCGCCTCGTCGAGGACCATGTAGAGCGTGAGGTCGTCATCCTCGATGGTGCTCCGCAGCGTGTCCCAGAACGTGAACGGCACGGTGTCAGGGTGCGACTGCATGCCGTCGAGCGTGTTCGAGTCGTCGTGCCCGCGCACGAGTAGGCTGTTGCGCGAAAGCTTCGACGTGTTCAGGAAGTATACGCGGCCCGGAAGCAGCTTCGGGTACCGGAACGGATGCTCCACGGTGACGAGCTTGTTCCGCAGGCGGTCCGAGGCCTGCTCAAGCCGGTGCCGAGTCTGCTGGTTCAGGGCGGGATCGTCGCTGAACCACAGCACCACGGCGCCCTCGTCGGGCACGACGTCGAAGTCGTCGCTGCCCCAGAACAGCGACTCGATCACGGCCGCAGCCATGACCGTCTTACCGGCGCCCGTCGTAGCCGTCAGCGCCACCGACGAGACTCGCCTGCTCGCGCTGCGGTAGAAGTCCCGCGCAGAGGTCAGTTCGCGCAGCGTGTCACCGACAGCGTCCGCTTGGTAGTCCTTCAGCGTGAAGCGCATCAGAAGTCCCCCGTCATCTCGCAGTTGCGGAGGTAGTCTTCATATAGGCGGACGGTTTCGACGCCGCGGATCTCGTCGGCGACCTGCTGGTACCGCCCCTCGTCGTCCGTGACGACGTACACGATCCGAATGCCGCCTCTCCCGCGCAGCGCCTCGACAAAGTCGGCGGCCTGGTCAAGGTCGCGAAGGATGCCGTAGCTGTCAGCGATCGCCCATCCGCCTTCGATCGAGTCGATGCGAGAGCCGACCGCACCGGCGCGTAGCCACAGCATCGGAGCAATCGCCGCGAACGCGCGGTCCACGCCGACGAGCCACTTCGACTCGTACGTCAGAGTGAAGAAGGCGGCGTTCTCCTCGAACCCCTCAGCCATCGGGAACTCATCGACAAACTTGTAGTTGTCTTCGATGAACCTTCCCTCCGGCGTGAGGCCCGTAATCGCCGCACGGATGCGCGGTTTGGTGATGTACTCGCAGATACCGAGTTTCTCCCACTCCAGGTCACCTGGACGTAGGCCCTGGCTTCTCAATCTGATTTGCTCGTCGGCGGACACTTCGTTGTTCGTCACAGAAATGCATTGGCGCCGTCCGCTATCTTGCTTGTTGATACGCATCACGGCGTGTGCTGTTGTTCCAGATCCCGCAAAAAAGTCGAGGATGACAGCATTTGGCTTCTCAGAAACAAAAAAGCGAAGTAAATCTTCGACGGCATATAGCGCCTTGGGAAACGGGAACTTGCGCTGTGGAAGCATAGCTGAGAGCAGTTTACTGCCGTACTCACCAGCGTTATGGCTGGGCATCTTCCAAACGCTCTTCGGCTGGGTTGTCTTGCTGCCGGCAGGGTAGCGAACGATTAGCGTTCCATCACTAGATCGGCCTTCGGTGATAATCTCTCCGCTCTCCACCTTCGCCATGATTCCTGAGGACAGGTAGGAAAGCGGGAACCGCTGATTCTCCAGATCAATCCTTCCGAGGCGCAGCGCCCCTATTGCGTAGAGCTCTGCGGCCTTGCTTGGGCCGATACCCCATCGACCTTCCACTCCGCTCGGATGATTCGGCGGCCACACCGCGACAGTCCCAGGCGGGGCTTTGACTTGGCTTCTCTTTCGATCCCAAGGCAAAGCCTCGCCGAAAGAATGGATGCGTTTCCTTGAGGGATCAACGAATACAGGGTAGTACGCGCCAGGACTATCAGTTCTGATCCCCTGAGCTCCTCCGCGAATGAGACTCGACCACTTCACCGAAGTGCTGGGCGCATTGTTCTTTCCCTCATCGAGCATGTCGCGAGTTTCTGCATGGACGCCGGCTCTACCGATGTACAGAATAAAGACATACTCGTCCACCCTGGCGAAATCTCGACCTAGCGATGCTCCCTTGGGGTTGATTACCGTAGATAGCATCTGTGTTGGGACGCCCGGAAACACCTGCCCCAGCAGTAATCCAAGCCTAAGGTACTCCTTCTCGTCGATGGTGACGATCAGGACAGAGTCCTCGGGTTTCAGCAGCCGCTTCGCGAGCCTCAGACGACGCTCCATGAACGCCAGCCACTTTGAGTGCCGGTAGAGGTCATCACCCTCGACGTAGTCGTTGTTGTACTTCCAGTCGCGGGAGCCGGTGTTGTAGGGCGGGTCGATGTAGATCGCGTCCACCGAGTGCTCATGCGTGAACGTAAGCAGCTCAAGAACGTGGAAGTTCTCGCCGTTGATCACCGTGTGGAAAGGCTTGTCGCCGCCACGCTCCACGGAACCGTCGGGCCGGAGGCCGGGGTAGATGCGGTCGCGGAACTCCGCGACGAGGACCAGGTCCTCGACAGGCACGGACTGCGTCTCGCGTTCCTCGCCGTTCGGCGTCGAGATCTCGGCTATGCCGCTACTGATCGAGTCGACGTGCCAGAGGCGCTGATCGCCCCGCTCCGTCGAGCCCCTGGGAGGGAGCACACGGACCTTGTTTCCCTTGCGGATGCGATGGCCCGCCAGCTCGACTGCCTCGGGCGCATGGCGCTCGAAGTTCAGACCGAAGGGGAGGCGCTTCTGGAGCGGCTCGATCTCCCTCTCCAAATCCTTCGCGAGTTGCGGGTCAAGCTTGCTCGCGATGTGGAGCAGGTCCGATAGACGCGACATCTCCATCCTTTGCTTGTCCGAAAGAAGTCCACGCTGGCAGCGCAAGCGCGCAACGCGGACTCCGTCTAACTTTAGCCTTGCCTTCAAAGCGCCGCACATCGGCGTGTCCTCCCGCGTCTGACACGTTGTCAGACCCCGGTGAGACGATGGAGACATGCTTCCCACCGACCACACCACCGACGTCGTGCATCACTTCTACAGCAATCCCGGCGACCTGCTGCCGTACTGCGGCGCGATCCCCGGACCTGACGCCCGAACCGGCGACTGGCACACGGGGCACGACCGCGATCTGCTGCTCGAGGCGCTGAGCTTCGGGCTCGTCTGCTGCCAGACTTGCCTCTCCGTCGAGGCACTCGGCGGCTGGACGCCCATCATCACTGACGACATAGATCACTGACCCTCACCGCTTCGGCATGAGCGTGACGGTCTCGACCGCCTGCTCGAGCGTCGTCACCCGCCGCCCCCACACCTCCACCGTCACCGGCCCGCCGACACACAGCGCCCGGTACCGCCTCAGCCAGGCCAGCCGCTCCTCGAGCTCCGCGATCTCATCATCAGTGTGCGCGGCCTCCACAGCAGGATCAATCATCATGCAGTCAGCATCGCGCAGCAGCGCTCGCAGGATCCCCTTGTAGACAAGGGGAATCGTCAGGCACCCATAATCCGCTCAAGAGCATCCACCGCATCCTGCTGAGCCTGCGGCATTAGATGCCCGTAGACCTTCTCCGTGATCGACACCGACGCATGCCCGAGCCGCCTCGACACCTTGAACAACTCCACCCCCGCCTGCAGCAGCCACGACGCATGCGTGTGCCGCAGGTCATGCGGCCGCACATCAGGCAGCCGAGCAGTCTCGATCGCCTGCTTCCACCCGAACCGGTGATAAAGCGACGATGTCAGGTGTCCTCCCGCGCGGTTAGTAAAGACGAACTCGGAGCGGTGCGGCCGCGGCAGCGCGTTCAACTTCGCAGCGAGACTGCGCGGGATCGCGATGTCACGCACACCGTGCTCGCTCTTCGGCGCTCCGATCACCTGATGCCCGTAGCTGCCCTTCCATGCTTTCGTGACACGCACGACCGGCTGCCCGACCTCGGGGTCGAGGTCGATGTCTTCCCAGGTGAGCGCGGTCGCCTCCCCGAATCGCATCCCTGTCTCGAGGAGGAATCGGGTGAAGAGCCGGTACTGCGGGCACATCGCCTGTTCGAGCCGGTCATATTCGGCTTTCGTGAGAGGCCTGATGCGACGCGTGGTGCGCGCATGCTCTTTCGGCAGTCGCACCGTGTCGCATGGATTGTCCTCGCGCATGCCTCGCTGCACCGCGAAGCGCAGCGCCGGCGAGAGCACACTCCCCCAAGCGTTCGAGATGGTCTTCACGCTCTTCGCACGCCCCTGCATCCACCGGATCCAGGAGACCAGGTCGTCAGCGCTCAGGTCGACGACCGGGATAGCGCCGAGCTGCTCCTGCAAATGCACTTTGCGGATCGACCGATACCCAGCGACCGTGTCCTCGCTCGGGGCGGTCAGCGACTTGATGTAGGCGTCGAAGAGCTGCCCCATGGTGACGCCTTCGCGCTGAGCTCGGTCGATCGCGAGCCCCGCCGATTCGAAAGAGCCGCCGTGCTGCTCGAGCACGATCTTGAACCGCTTCGCGTCTGCTTCGCGGGTGAAGCTGGTCGAGTGCTGGCCGCCGTCGTCGGGGTCACGCCAGAGCACCCGCCAGGTGCGGGAGCCGTCTTTGCGCGTGTACTCGCGAATGGATGCCAT